GAAGAGGCAGCACCTACAAATATTGGCATTTTACGACATTTTTTAGATATTTATGAGGTTGGATAAGCAATGATGACAATACCTGACCCACCACCTGGAGCTCCACCAGCTCTTGCTGTTGCACCACCACCTCCTCCTCCAGTATTTGCAGTTCCACCAGTTCCACTTCCACCATACCACTGACCATTTCCACCTCCTCCAGGACCACCAGTTCCTGCTGTTGGCTGTGAAGGATTATATACCCCTCCGCCGCCACCGCCTGCATATGTTACAGGTGATCCAGTGATAGATGATGGTGATCCTGGTCCACCATTTCCTGACTTGGGTGCTGATGCATTTTGACCAGCACCGCCAGCACCACCACCACCACCAGTTCTTCTCGCAGGTTCTGATGCATTAGCAAGACCATTTCCGCCATTATTTCCTTGAGATGGAACAGGAGTTGAAGTTCCAGTTATTCTATTTCCAGTTCCTCCACTCCTAGAATTAGAAGCATCGCTTCCACCACCACCACCAGATCCACCTGGTGCGCCATTAGATGGAGGAGCGCCACCACCACCGCCGCCTTCAGATGTTATTGAGGTAATTCCTGGATTTGTAATAAATGATGGAACTCCACCATTGCCAACAAATGGTGGATTGTCCCCATTATAAAAACCTGGTCCACCACTTCCAACTTGTATCTCATATGTGTTGCCCGCTGCTAATGGAAGAGTTGAACCAACTCTAAATCCACCAGCTCCTCCTCCACCAGATCCACCTCCACCAAATGGACCACTTGTTCCACCCCCACCACCAACTACAAGATACTCTGCATCACCAGATCCACAATGAATTTCTAGAGATCCACTACCAGTAAATGTATGAATGTTAAATCCAGGTCTTGATGAACTATCTAAAGTTCCACCAGTGCCCTTGAGTGGTGCTTGTAATCCACCTTTCCACACTCCATCATAAAATACTTGTATCTCACACGTTGACGAGTTATATATTACTTCACCATTTGCAGTTCCAATACCAGCATCCCTACCTGCTGTGTCTGTGCTACCAACACCAACAGCATATTGAGAAATAGTTGTAGAAGATGCAGAACCTACGAATATTGGCATTTTTTTAGATATTTATGATGTTGGATATGCGATTATAACAATACCAGATCCACCCGTACCTTGAGCAGAATCAGAACCACCACCAGATCCACTATTTACTCTACCCTTTTGATCATTAGCATTTCCTGGGCGCTTTGAACCACCACCACCTAATCCACCAGTTCCACCCGAAAGTGGTGAAAGTTCAGACGGATGAGAAGGGGGATTTGGTTGGAAGAATGCAGCTCCTCCACCACCGCCAGCATAATACAAATCAACTCCAGTAATACCAAAAGACAATCCATTACCACCATTACCACCTACTCCGTGTGGTGCTGGCTTTGCACTTCCAAAAAATGTGGTTGGTGTTGGGGTTGCTGCACCTCCTGCACTGCCAGCACCACCGCCGCCACCGCTATTATTTGTTCCTCCTTGAGGACTTCCTACTCCACCATCATTACCCCATCCAGAATCGGGAGAAACGGCATTATTTGATCCGCCAGGAGATGCTTCTGCCGAACCACCTGCATATGGAGGGGTGTTGTATGATCCACCACCAGATCCTCCATTTAGCACAGCACCTGTTCCAGGAGGGTTGCTACCTGGATATCCACCAGCACCACCACCTGGAGCAGTTAAACTATTAAAATTTGAATCTACTCCAGCTCCAGGACCAGCATAATAAGAAGAAGGACCACCACCACCAATTGTAACTGGATAGGTTCCTACAGGTAATGTTACTCCCGTTTTATAAATGACAGCACCAGCACCACCACCGCCATACATTCCACCGCCACCGCCGCCAATAATTAGATATTGAGCACCAGGTATTGATGCATTAAAAACCTGAAATGCACCAGATCCTGTAAAAGTATGAACTTTCCATCCAGGTCTTGTTGCAACATCTTCTGTTCCACCAGTGGCTCTAAATGATCTAGTTAGTCCTCCTGTCCATTCTCCATCATAGTATACTTCTACTTGTCTAGTGGTTGAATTAAATATTAAAGATCCATTGGCAGTTCCGATGCCAGCATCTCTACCTGTTGTTGTAGTGGTTGCAATACCTACACCAACACCATAAGATGCATTATCTGCAGATAAAAAAGTAGATGCAGCAGCTCCAACGTAAATAGTCATATTACTCTACCTCTTCAAGCATAAACTTATATTTTTTACCTGTCCTTCTATTAATTAGGAAGAGATCATTCTCACCCTCTTGAATTGTATATTTTCCCCAAGTTCCATCTACATCATTTGAAGATCCTTCATTAGAAAGTTGAAGGTCAGCAGAGTAGATATTTCTCCATCTCCTATCTGCTTGTCCAAGATCATATGCATTATCCGTTACTGGTTCAAGTGATTGAGCACTAAAATCTACTCTAAATGCTTCAGCAATTCTTACAATACTTCCAGTTTCATATCCAATTAAGATTTTTTCATCTCCATTAGTGTCAATTCCTTTGAGATATACACCACCAGAGGTTGGATTTTTTATAACAAGCTGGCCACTTGTATCTACACGAATTCTTTCATTTTCATTAGTTTTAATAGTAAATATGTTATTGGCAGGAAAACTAACTCCAGTGCCAGTATTACTCAGGTGGTAGATGGACTCTGCAATTCCAACACCACCAGTAAAAGTACCACCAACAGCAATAACATCGTTTTGAGCGACTAAATTGCCAGTCGCTGTAAGAATGCCAGTAATTACAGCGCCATGAGCATTTGCTTGTACTTTTACATCACCACCACTTGTGAGTGCGGAAGCATCAATACCTGTCAGATTGGTTCCATCACCATAAAAACTAACAGCACTTACGATTCCTGAATTACCATAGATCGTAACACCAGTTCCAACTTGGAGTGTTGCTCCTGCAAGAACTGTGTCAGTTCCCACTCCAAGAGTGTTTGCTGCGTTATCTACGTTTATTACAGATCCAGGCGTTCCAATACCTGCTGCAAAATTCGCTAATCTAGCTGCATCCGTAATCGCCATTATTACTATTAGCCTTGTATTTTATTTATTTATCCATTCACAGATTGGTGATCTGGAAGTTTGGGTAATAAATCAAAGGATATAATAGTTCTTTGTTTTCTTGCTTGATTTGGTGCAGCATAATGTAAAGTATAAGAAGGAACAATTACCATTGTCCCCTCTTCAACTAATGGACGAGCAAGTATTGTTGTGTCGTTTCTGGGGTTCTGCCAAGGTGCTACAAATACTGTTGGTGTATGCACCTTTGGATCAAAATCAACATAAAGAACACCACTATATCCCCAACTACGATGATTGTGAACAGTCTGATAATCTCCTTTTTGATATCTTACTGTCCAACAATCAGTCATACTACAGGTTACTTGTGCCTCTTGACAAAACTCAAATAATTGAGGTTTGATAAGATCTTGAAAATAGTGTAAATAACTTTTTTTGCTGGTTTTCCTATCAGTTTCAAAGTTTTGAAGTTCAGTCCTGTAAAATTCTTTTTCCTTTAGTCTTTTTAGTAATCCTTTCTTTTTAAAGTCCCAATCATCAACTTTATATTGATAAGCAGAGTATTCAAAAAGTTGTGTCATCATTTTGATCTATCCCACGCATATTGAGCACGTTGTCCATCTTGCAGAACATAATGGAAAAAGATTTGATGGTAATATTGCTCTGTTTCTGGAGTTTTACCAAATAATTTTTTACTCTTTTTACCAGCAGGAACACCAGGCATTGGATCACGCCAATGTGGACGTTCACAACCTTTGTATACCATACCATCACCAGGTTTTAGAATTACTGAGCGATTCTCACCAGGAACAAGAACAGTTGATTTAGTTTTGTCAGTATAAGTGTCAGGAGTTTTAATCCAAATCGGCCAATCAGAATCTTTACCTTCAAGATTGGTGCTGATATGAACAGTCACAGAAATCTCACAAGCAGGACGATCAGCATGACGAGTTAATTCTTGTCCAGGAAAATAATACCGATCATAATAATAAGTATTGTACAATTTGCGACCAAGATGTTCCTCTAGTTTCATGCGAATACCAGAGTGAATCTGTCGGTATTGTGGGTGCCAATATCGTGCAAGAGATCCTTCTACTTGAGATTCTATTGCTTCATGATTTACTTGATCTACTCTCTTCCCCCAATAGGACAATTGTCCCCGAATAGGTGGAAGTGGGTGATACAATTCTTCTG